TCTAAATGAACAAACACCCTGGCACACTGCAAACTGGCTTTTGATCAGAAGACCTTAAATAAATACGATTATGATTGAAGAAGTCTTAGAAGAGAGACTACGCATTGTGATGCATCAAGTGTTAATGGTGCTACACGACAACGGTATTAAGGAAGTTTCCGCAGGCGCTCTAATGCGACTGTTTGGAGTACCAAGCCAATCAGCTGAAAAATGGGACGATACTATTTTTGAACTCAGTGATAGTATTGAGGATCTACAGGCCTTGAACGATCTACCTACATCATCCAAACAACTGCATTGACCTACAGTACCAACGAAGCTTTGTACCTGATCATCTATCGCGACGCAGCAGCTGAGAAAAAGTTACGCGAGTGGGCACGTTCATCCACACACAATGTGTTTTCAGTTGACGGCAATAGACTGCGTATTTTTGACACGCACACTTATGATAGATTTTGTACCACCTGGACCAATGGGTGGGACGAAATAATCATTTGGGATGTGTGGAATCGGCGGCACATTTACCACTGATTGTACCTCCCAATAATCTTGACATCTCATGGTCAAGGCTTATATAATTCACAATACAAAGGAGAATCACATGGAATCACAACACGAAATTATCAAACGAGCTTTTGAAACTTACATCAGCGAAAACGAAAAGTTCACTCAAAAAGGTGTAAAAGCCAGTGCTGCTCGTGCTCGCAAAGCCTTGCAAGAACTCACCAAGGCCATTAAAGAACGTAGGAAAGAAATCACAGCTGAGAAAGAGGCTTTGGCCAAGTAAGGAAACATCCATGGCCAATCTTACTGAAACTCAGATACACTGGGACAACAAAACCTATAACTATGACCTTTCGGTTTACGATTGGCCAGCATGGGCACTGGGTGTGATTCAAGAAATCGCCCCACAAGTGAAAGAACTAGAAACCATTCATGAAGTGCTGTCGCCCACAGACATTTTGCGTGTGAGCAATCATGTGCAAAATGCCTGTAGCCGTAGAGATTTTATGGAAAGATTTGATGAATTCGCTGCCCAATGTGTGCCCAGTCGCATTGGCAACCGACGTTACATGATACAACGGCAAGGCACTTTACGTGTGGTCATACCCAATCAAGAAAGTGTGGGTCGTAGATTGGCCTTCCATCAGGGCATATTTGTTGGCAACGGTCGAGGCTGCAGAACCATATGGACACCGTTTACCAAGGCACATGGAACCAATACCATGTGGATGCTGGACCTGGATATCAGTAGAGACATCACCAAACGTGTGCTAGCTGAAAAGTGGAGCTTGGATCGTTTTGAAGATGAATGCCTAAAGCATGCCTGGCCTGTGACACTGAGTCCGGGACAAAGTCATTTGTTTTTCCAGGAACACTTGCATGGTAACAAGAACAATCTGGAAGGCTATACCCGAGTGAGCATGGACATGCGTATCCTGATCGAAGGCGAAGAGTGGGGTCGCAGATTACCTGGCGGCTTCATGCGCTTGCCTGGTGACTATGAAGTCACACAAACACATGACTACACCGGTGCTAGATTCATTACCTATGCAGGTTGGAACAGCACATTCAGCAAACACATTCCTCTACCCATGCAACGTGCGGTAATCGAACCCTATTGTCAAAAAAACAAAATTGCCTATACCAGTTATGAGTTTGAAAACGAACACATGGATTGGCAACCTGGACTTGAATGGTACATCAAAGAACGTCCCGACGGTATTGTGTTGTGCAGCATGTATTGCATGACCGATAATGTAGAAAGACGTCTTGAACTGTTGCATCTGGCTCTGGATCTTGGTGTTGAACTGCACTTTGCCAACGAACTGGTCAGCCTTAAGACCATGGCCGATCTAGAAAAGATCGAAACCTATCTTAATTTTGCTGTGCCAAAATCTGGTCCTTATGTTTGGGAAATTTAATCAAGGAAGAACATGATAACAAACACATTTATTCAATCTGCTGAAAGTCTAAACACCGCTGTGGCGGGTGTGTTGTCACGCATGGCCGGTGGCATAGTGGCCACCATGTTAGTGGCCATGATTGTCACTGCACTTGGTCTTGTGCCTGTGCTGTTTTCAGGTGTACTGGGCTATGTGATTGTGTTTTTGCCCCTGCTCATGAGCCTTTATCTTGCATGGAAAGGTGAAAGCATGGATCAAGAACAAATTAAATTTTGGTTCTTTGCTTTTGCATCGGCCATGGGTCTGAGCTTGAGTCTGCTGTTCAAGGTATACACCAGTGCCAGCATAGTTCAGGCCTTGGTATGTACCACTGTGAGTTTTCTAACACTAGCTGGTTGGGGATATTTTACCAAACGAGATCTTTCAGGATTTGGTCCCTGGCTTATAGCAGGCGTTATAGGCCTGGTGGTGGCCAGCTTGCTGAATATATTTTTTGCCAGTGGAACCTTCCAACTAATTATTAACCTATTGACCATTGTGATATTTCTGGGCCTAACCGCTTATGACATGAATCGCATTAGAGATGAGTTTTATCTAGCCGATCATGACTCAGTGAGTAGACTACAATGGTTTGGAGCACTTAGCTTGTACATAAACTTTATTAATATTTTTGTTTCATTGTTACAGCTATTGGGGTCTAAAGAATGACACAAGAAACACCTGCTCGATTCACACGAACTATTCAAGAAGATTCTGAAGGCTCAGGAGAACTTGTGATTGATCTTGGCAATGAAATTTGCGATATGCTGGGGTGGCAAGTGGGAGATGTGATCGAGTGGATTGATAACAAGGATGGCACATGGATTCTACAGAAGAAAAATACCAACAACTGAAATCTGCATTGGAAAACTATCCAATGTCAGATAATACCGAAACCAAGGAAGATATTCCTCCAAGTTTGTTTCAGTCTGATCGTTTAGACTTTTCTGCGCTGGACAGTTTAAGTATTCAATCGCTGACCACTGCTCAAATCAGCACGATTGATCTTAGTTCTTTGAATTCTTTAGGCTCAATAAGTCCTAATGTCTACACCATCACAGGCGGCAGTGGCGGCACGTATGCAGGCGGTGGAGGTGATCTAGAGATCAATGGTAAAAGTGTAATGAAGACTCTAGAAAGAATAGAGATTCAATTGGGTCTATTGGATCATGATGATAAACTGGAACAGGACTGGAAAGAGCTGAGAGACTTGGGCGACAAATATCGCCGTGCGAAAAAACGCATCGAAGACAAACTAGAAACATTTAACCGATTGAAAAAATGAAAGCAAAAAAACGTATCAAGCACATAGTCAAGTGGATCAAGAACTATGCGTATGATCATAAGATTCAAAAACTTGTGGTGGGCGTGAGTGGCGGTATTGACAGTGCAGTGGTCAGTACTCTTTGCGCTCATACTGGAATACCAACTATAGTGCTTAGTATGCCAATTCATCAGAGTGAACATACACATAATCTAAGCCGAGCACATTGTGAGTGGTTAGTAGAAAATTTCTCCAACGTGCAAGACCGTACTTTTGATCTTACCACGGTGTTTGATGAGTTCAATAAACTTTTCGTAGACCATCGCAGCGATCTAGCATTTGCCAACAGTCGCTCAAGACTGCGCATGATGTGTTTGTATCAAGTGGCTCAAAGTGAAAACGGTATTGTGGTTGGTACTGGCAATCTTGTAGAAGACTTTGGTCTGGGATTCTTTACCAAATATGGCGATGGCGGCGTGGATATCAGTCCCATTGGCAACTGCTTGAAAACTGAAGTTTGGAAAATGGGCAGCGAACTAGGTGTCTTACTAGAAATTATAGATGCCGCGCCCACAGACGGACTCTGGGACGATCAGCGCACAGATGAGGATCAACTTGGCATGAGTTATAGGGATCTTGAGCGCATGATGGAAATTGACACATGGTCTAACAAAAAAATTCTTGAATCGGTCACCCCAGAAGATTTGGAAAAATTGCTCAAATATCGCGTCATACGGCGCCGAAATCTGCATAAAATGACACCAATTCCGGTGTGCATGTTTGACAAATAAATCAATTTGCAGTAATATACTACTTTTAGTTTTATCTACGTATATCATACTACTGTCAAACCATATATAAAACTACCATGAAAAAACTTTCAAGGATGTCTATGGACCTGAATACGCAAACTAGTAAGGATTTGTCGGCATCCCAAAAGGGAGAATATGATATGGCAACAATATTGAGAATAATACTGTTCACATTGACTTTGTTTTTGAGTTTCACCATTGTCAAGTGGGCAGTGAACCTAAAGCATAGAGATATGCAAGTCAGTACCAATCATCACGTGAGTTCGGTTTCGGACATTGACCGTAAGCTGAATTGCATGACCAAAAACATCTATTATGAAGCTGCGTTTGAACCAGCGGAAGGAAAACTTGCTGTGGCTCAGGTGGTTATGAACCGAGCGGCCAGTGGACAATTTCCAAATGATGTATGTCAAGTGATAGCACAGAAAACTGTGTTTCATAGTGGCGTGGTTTGTCAATTCAGTTGGCTTTGTGACGGCAGTGAAAAGACTCGCCCAATCAATCGTGCTATGTGGGATGAAAGTCGCGAAGCAGCCAAAAAAGTCCTACTTGAAGGATTTAGGTTGCCTAGTTTGAAAAATGCCATGTACTACCATGCAGACTATGTCAACCCACGATGGCCCATGAAACCAGTGATAAAAATTGGCCGGCATATCTTCTACAATCCTAAGAACACATGATGAACTTTCTTGACCAACTGCGCAATCTAAAACTGGACTTTACTCCGATTATTGCTTGGATACGCGAGCACACTCCACATATCAGTGCTACTGCTTTGCAGTTGCTGGCAGTGGTACTGCTGCATGCTACAACCATTCCAAGTCTCCTAAGTGTGATGATGGCATGGACTGATAGAATGCCCATGCTTGACATGGTGGTGTTGGTCTGGGCTGGATTGATAGCCTTGTTTTGTCAGGCTCTTGTGGTACGTAATCAACTGATAGCAGTTGTGATTTCAGTTGGATTCATGCTACAAAGTCTGTTCATGGCCATGATCTTTTTCCGGTAAAATCACGTTTGACCAGGAACAATATTCATGCTAGAATTAGCACATGAATCACACTTCTCAACCTGCGAAAAACATCATGGAAACCGGAAGCTGGGCAGATGCTCGTGCTTACCGTGTGGCCTGCGACTGTCATCACAATCAACATGATCTAGACGTCTGGATTGAAGTTGTTCCAGAATCAGACTCCAAAGATATCACTGTGACCTTTTACAAAGATATCTATGTGCCATTTTGGAAAAGCGGATACAATAGATTGCTAGAAGCCTGGCGTGTGCTGTTCACTGGACATGCAACACGGCAAGGTGATTTCATTATGAATCAAGAAACCGCACGAAATTTCTGCAATCTTATACAAAAAAGCCTAACAGAATTGCAACAAAATACGCTTGACCAAAAATCCAAATAGTGCTATAATATGATATTGTTATGACATCGGGAGACTGCTATGAGCATGCATCTTGAAGGTCCTTGGTTATCCACTACAGGCAAATCACGCAAGCCCAAACGCTGGGCCAGTGCAGAACAAAAACGCCGGCATGAAGAACTTGAAGCCAACTGGGCCAGCATCAAGGCCAAGCACGAGCCACGTGCCACAGTCAAGCTCGCTAAGGCCAAGACATATCAACCGCCTAAGTTGAACTATCGTGGCAGTGACCAACCTCGACTGCCCAGTGTTGACACTGGCGTCAAAGGTGCTGTGAATGTGCGCAAGCCCATGCAGTACACTGGCGACAAAATTGTTGGTATTGGTACCATGCACAAGTCAAACGCTGTGCCTATCTTTACAGATCAGGAAGCTAGAGATATCAGTTCAATGCGGAGATAGAGTATATGTACANGCTGGAACGAAACTCTTGCTCGTGCTGTGGAGACATTTGGATTACCTGGTGATAGATACTGTACTACGGTGAATATAAATTCTATGGATTTACATTTTAAAGACGAACAGGACCGACTATTGTTTTTGATAGGATGGCCAGCTTACATACCCAAGGACATTGATGAAAATTGATTTAGATAGTGATGTACATCTTGAGTTTGGTGATTATGATATCACGAACAGCCATCAGGCGGATGTGTTAATTTTGAGCGGCGATATCTGCGTGGCAGAGGATATTCGCGCTCTTGGTCGTGTGACCTCCGGCTGGGATGCTCTACCAGAGTCTGGATTTGATCGTGCCCGGCGCGGCAAAATTTATACTGAGTTTTTCCGTAAAGTCAGCGACCATTATCCGCACGTGGTTTATGTAATGGGCAATCACGAACACTATCACGGTGATTACAGTCGCAGCTATAATGTGATCGCTGAAATGCTGGATCATATGAATCTGCGCAATGTACATTTTCTAGAAAAAAGCTCTGTGGATATTCAAGGCTATACTTTTCTTGGCAGCACGTTGTGGACCAGTTTTAACAAAGCTGACCCATTGACCTTGAATTCCGCTGAACAAATGATGATGGACTTTCAAGGTGTGCGCCACACTGTGAAAGGCAAAATGAATGGTAACTTTAAGTTTTTGCCCATGGATGCTCTGCAGGACCATCGTGATGCTGTGCAATGGATACAGGATACATTGCAGCAGCGTCGAGCACGTGGTGATCAATCCGCCCGTGTGATTGTAGTAGGTCATCATGCACCCAGTACGTTAAGCATTCACCCCCAGTATGCCAATCAGTTTCACATGAACGGCTGCTATGCCAGTGATCTCAGTGACATCATGCTTGACTACCCAGAGATTGTGCTTTGGACACATGGGCACATGCACGATCCTTTTGACTATGTGATTGGCTCAACTCGTGTGGTATGCAATCCGCGCGGCTACATAGGATATGAACAAAGAGCAAACGGTCATGAACCCATGTTAATAGAATTGGAGCCATAAATGAATTTTGATCAACAGGCTATGTGGAATCGTCTCAAGGGCGAGACCGGCAACTATTATGAAACTGCTGTGGAGTCTGAACGTGAGGAGTTTCGCAAGTTCGTGAAAAGTCTACTACATGACGGTCCGGTTCTAGTGGAATTTACAAAGTCAGACGGAACTACCCGTGTTATGAATTGCACGTTAAATACTACCCTTGGCGCTGTGTTTAAACAAACACAGATAGATGAAAATCAAATGAGTTCATTCAAGCCAAAAAAAGTCAACAACGATGCATGTGCTGTGTGGGATCTAGACAACAGCCAATGGCGTAGTTTTAGATGGGATAGATTAAAAAGGATAGAGTACAAAGTTGGCTAAAGAAGAAACTTTTAGCATGGATGGCGAAGTAACTGATGTGCTTCCCAATGCTACATTTAGGGTAAAACTGTTGGGATCTGGACAGACAGTGATAGGCGTGATATCAGGAAAAATGCGTCAGCACAATATCAAGGTATTACTAGGCGACACAGTAGAAATAGAATTCAGTCCATACGACGTCAGCCGTGGACGTATCGTTAGACGTCGATAAATAGATATATGGACACGCTGCATTTGCAAAAACACATCGAACTCATTGAAGCCACAACACGTCCGGCTAAACTTGAGACCACACCATTGCCCTATGGTGTAAAGGATCTAGAGCCTGTGATGAGTGAGGCCACTCTGGATTATCATTTTGAAAACTTGGCAAAAGGCTATGCAAAACGATATAACTCCAATGAAGGCAATGCTAATTTTAATCGTGCTGGTAGCTTTCTACATAATCGATTCTTCCCTCAATTCCGAGAGCCAAAAGCAGCCAATCGTCCCCGAGGTGCGATTGCCACACTCATAGAAGAAAAGTTTAAAACATATGAAGATTTCAAAGCAGCTATCAAAGAAAAAGCAATGGCTATACAGGGCTCAGGTTGGGTGTATCTCTCCACTGCGGGCGAAATCAAAACTATTCCCAACCACCAAGTCCGCACGGACATTGCGTTATTAATTGACTGGTGGGAACACGCCTGGGCTCTGGACTATCAAAGCGACAAAGAACGTTATCTTGATAATATCTGGCGCATCATCAACTGGGACGTGATTAACGATCGATTGTGATCACCCGCATTATCACAGTTGGTCCCCAAAGACTTGGCAACCTACTGCTTACATTACACTTTGATTGTTATCTAGATCCCAAACCAGATCATTCAATCATAATAACTCCATTAGATCCAAATGCAGTAAAAACAATTATCAGAGATAGATTTCCTGCGTTGGATTTTCAAGTGTACGCCGACGATGCAATCGTTGACATTTACCCTGACATAGAACACTGGACGGATTATAACAATTTCAGAGCGGGTTGGCTGCGGCAGCAGGCACTAAAACTTGCTGCCATAGATTACTTTGATAGTGAAATTTTTCTCATACAAGATCCGGATACTTTCTGTATTGAACCCTATGGCTACTATCTTGATTCGGATGTTAACCTATTAGTGTTACCAGGACAATATCATTATGACGGCTATTACAACACTCTAGAAACTGTTTTGCGAATACCAAGACAGACAACAGCAAGTTTTGTTACTGAGTTAATGCCACTACTAGCACAAGATTGGCTGAGTTGTAAGAATCAAATTGAAAGCACAATTAACCAACCTTGGTTAAAGCTAATTGACCACGTGCCATTTGAAACAATTACACCAACACGACAAGTTCGTTGGTTCAGTGAATATGAATTGTTAGGCAATTGGATCACTTATCTGCGCGAGCCTGCAACCACTGTGCAAAAAAGATTTGTTTTCAACAGCCTAGACACACTGAATGATTTAAATACAAATTACAATGCTGTGTGTGATCGTGGAATAAACGGGCAGGTTAAAGGTAGACCAAGTTTGTTCAGCAACGAACTTGATGTCAATTACCATAACATAGATCAGGCATTGACCATTCTAAGGAGTAAAAAGCTATGCTAAACATTAGTGAAAACTGCGTGACCAAGGTGCAAGACTTGATCACAGAAGAAGGAAATCCAGATTTAAAATTGCGTGTGTTTGTACAAGGTGGAGGCTGTTCTGGATTTCAATATGGTTTTACCTTTGACGAGATGCAGAATGAAGATGATTTTGATATTGACATCAAGGGTATTAAATTTCTAGTAGACAGCATGAGTGCGCAGTATCTACAGGGTGCTGAAATTGACTATGTAGAAGACATTCACGGCAGTTCTTTTGTGATTAAAAATCCCAACGCAGTGACCACGTGTGGCTGTGGTTCAAGTTTTAATGTTTGACACCGTAGGTTTTTTCTAGGTCATTCACTACCCGCAATATGGCATCTAAAGTGGCTTCACGATTTCTTGATCGTAACAGTTGTAACACTGGCCCTAGATACTGATTATGAATGAAATTCCAGATGTCTGTGCTGTTGGGTCGGCTGTTGATATCTTCGGTTATGCGCTGACTTCTTATATAATAATCTAACACCATAGTTGGATCACTTACATATCTTAATTCTTGCAATAGAGCTGTGTCGTTTGCAGTGTGTTCAGTTTGATTGTGCCCAATTGCATTAAACAGCACACAACTGTCCTGCCTACTCAATAATTCACTTATGCAATGTTGTTGTTCTCCAGCAGCATTGCATATTTCACAGGGTTCCCTACCATCTAAAAACTCTTGAATTGAAAGTGTGCCCATTATTCTCCTCGAATACCTGCCATTACATAAAACATCGCAAACACTGCCCACATTGCATAGCCAAGTGAGACTGATTTACTAGGTTCTTTAGCGTTGGTGAATCGTCCAATGATACGACTGATTGCCAAGCCAGTTTTCATAATCCAGCGACCGGATTTACTATCTTTGTCAACTGCGCCCATTCTATAGGCCATGTGCTGTGCCCACGGGGTTGCAATACGATGTGCCCATCTCACAGCCATTTCACGTTGTTTTTGAGCACGTCGTTCAGGGTCACGGATCCAGAACATGCATTGCGGTCCTGAGCCTTCCATCCAATCCACAACCACGCTGGCCCATTTAACATATCCATAATATGCCTCTGGATCATGCTCGCGTAAGATTTCACCAAATGCCTGATCTGCATTGTAAATGTTGTCAGACATCAGTCCCATCTCATGCAGGGCCGTACAGATTATCTTACAGCCTCCTCCACCTCCACCACCGGAGCTTGTTCCTGGTTCACTAGTTGGAATATTTGGTTGCGGTGGTCCACCGAAACCGTTGGTGTTTACCGTAGAAGATATGGGTCTTGCACCAAACAATGAGGCCCATGCGCCATTTATTTTAACTGCTGAATCGGTTATCAAGCGCCATGTTCCGTCAATCTTTACCCATTGACCCACGATTTGACGCCACCCCCCATCTACTTTTACTTTGGCTGTCCCTTCGCCACCTGTGAACTCTAGAATACACAACCCGGAACCACCTTGCGGACTGCCACTTGGTATAGGTGGAGTTCTTGAATTAAAAATAATGTTTGATGTGCCGCGTTGGGTAATGGTCATACCAAAAGCACCACTGAGATTGGTATTAGTGGCATTTATTTCCAAACGATGCAGACCTACTCCTAGTTTTTTGGTTGCAGTTGCGCCGTTTTTATACCAATAACTACCGCCATCTCTATCCACTGGAGTCATGTTGATCACCACTCCACCGTCAATCTTGACTGTGCCGCCGTTGTCGGCATAGGCCTGTATGTCATAACTGGCTTCGATTGGCACGTAAAAA